CGTCAATCTTTACGGAGAACCAATTCAAATAAACCTTCTAATACTCAAAGTTTAAGAAGAACAGGAACAACTTCATCCAATACCCCTTATTAATTATGGCACAATTACAGCAATTAGAACTACAAAAAGACGCAACTGCAACAGGGAATGGGAATGAACTTAAAGCTGATTTGGGTAAAGGAATAACTTTTTATATTAAAGGAACAAGTACCCCTTCAGCTACTGTAGAAATTCAAGTCCTTACTCCTTTTAATGATTGGGTTTCCATAGACTCTATTACTGTATCTGACACTACACCTATCATCATTCAAGATGGAGATGGTCAGTATTTAAAAGTTAGGGCGAAAATTTCAGCCTATACTTCAGGAACGATAAATGTTGTAGCTACATTATCCTCTTAAAGTAATGTCAAGTTTTGTCCGTAAACCCAATCGTATCGGGAATCCTTCTTTATTTAAGACGGACTTACTTTATTCAAATGCTCCTTCTTCTGTTACTACTAGAAAAGCTACAGGTGATCCAAAGTTTCAGGGAAGTTTTACTTTTACTGCTGTAAGTAATGCTACAGGGATATGGAACGCTAATTCCAATCTTTCTTCCAGTTTCGCAACAGCATTTAGTGCTGATGTTGTACAGATTGAAGATGCAGTAGCTACTTTAGGATTTGGTTTTACAACTATAGCATCAGCAACAGCAGTATTTAAAGCTTCAGCAACTCTTGAATCCAGTTCCACATTATCAGCAACTTGTGCAACTGGTGGAGAACAGGCAGGGGTTGCAGAACTTACATCAAGTTTCTCTTTTACAGCAGATGCTACAGAAGGTTCTATTGAACAAGGTGAAGCTCTACTAGGATTTAATTTCAACATTACAGCAGATGCTACAGAAGGTTCTATTGAACAAGGCGAAGCTCTACTATCCTCTACCTTTACTGCTGTAGCAGATGGGGGTGTTGGTTCAACTCAATCAGGTGAATCAAGTCTATCTTCATCTTTTACCTCTACTGCTAATGCTTCCCCAACCTCTCCTATTGAGTTGTCTAGTATTGTTACTTGGTGGGATGCTAAAGCTGGAAGAACTGTTGATAGTAGCACCCCTCCAAGGTTAACATCTTGGGTAGATAGAGCAGGTTCCTCCCAGCAAACTCTTACTAGATGGAATGCTGGAAGTACAGATAGAGCACCTGAATATAGTGCTACTGGTGGAGCATTAAATGGTCCTATTATAGATTTCAATGGTACTAGCCATAGTATGTATGTTGTGGACGATACAATCTTATCTGACACCAAAGCATCAATATTCCTCCTTGCGAAGCTGGATTCAAACAAGCAACAGACTTTATTTTCTAACCAATTCGGGAAAACCGACAATACTGATGGCAAGGGTTTTGCAATATCTCAGAATAGTACAGGTGAACTAAGGTTATTAACGAATCATACCAGTTCGAACTTATCCAGAGAAACTCAAGATGCTGTTGATTTAACTTCTTGGACTTTGATTGAAGTTTATTATGATACTGGATGGGAAGTAAAGATTAACGGAACAACTCCAGCCTTAGAAACGAATAATACAAGTCAGGCAAATCTTCCCCCAGTACACACAAGTGGTGATATGACTTTATTTGGTACTGGGAATTATGCTTCATCAGGTTTTGTCGGTGGTTTAATATCAGATGCAGTCTTTTATAACGAAAAGCTATCAACCTCTAATCAGTTAATTGTTAGGAATTATCTAAAGAAGAAGCAGGGTTTAAATATTGAATCTGCTACAGCTACTCTAGAAGCTTCCTTCAGCACTACAGCAGATGCTGATATATTTGTTGCTAAACTAGGTGAAGCTTCCTTGAGTTGTACATTCACTTCCACTCAAAATGGTAAACTTGATAAAAATGCAAATGCTTCTCTAGAGGTTAGTTCTACTATTACAGCAGGAGGAGAGACAGCTACATTTGGGGCTTGTTCATTATCTTCAACTTTTAGTGCCTCTGCTGATGCTACAGTAACTTCGCCTCTATCTAACTCTTACAGCATGGAATTTGACGGAACCAATGATCGTTGTACTACCTCATTCGACCACGATGGGTTTAAGGATAGTGGTTTCACTATTTCTGTATGGTTGAATGCTGATTCATTTCCGTCTTCAGGGGATATGTGGGCAATTGGAACATATGGAGGAGGAAATAATCGTTTTGGTATAGGCTTTTATGGAGGTGGGTATTTTAAGTTATGGGCAGGAAATGGTAACTGGTATGATCTTTCTCATGGTATGTCAACAGGGACTTGGTATAATGTTGTTCTAGCTATGCAGTCATGGGATGATGGACATTACATGAAAGCGTACAAAAACGGCAGTTTCATGGATGATTATGAAGTTGCACTTTGGACAGCTAGTACGTCTCGCGAGGGTCCAAATATAGGTTCATTAAATCTTGCCACATCCTTGTACCATTTTGATGGTAAAATTGATGAGGTAGCGATATGGGACAAGGAACTGACTTCCTCTGAAATAGCGACACTTTATAATTCAGGTACACCCCTTGACCTAAGTACTAATGTTGGTAATTACAGTAGTTCAGGTGATCTTCATTCATGGTGGCGATTTGAGGACAACTCGGTTAGTGGTTCTGGTGGAACTATAGTAGACTCCTCAGGTAATAGCAATAGTGCAACAACTGTTAATGGTCCTACCTTTAGTTCAACAACACCATCATGAGTAATCGGGCATACGTAATTCTTAATGCTTCAGAGGCTGAGTCTATAAACTACAGTCAGGTTCTGGAAGAATCTCCCAACACATTAAGATGGAATAACGACAAAACTAAAACTTTTGTTAAGTTTGAAGGTGCTACTCCCTCTTGGTTGGAGGGCAAGACCTCTTATACCAATGAAGAGATACTAGCTATCCTTAATGCCCCGAACTCTGGATGGCGACCAGAAGAGTAACTTTTTAAAAGAATCTCTTCAAATTAGTTGACTTTCTTTCAAAAAAAGAAGAAATTCCGTAAATAATTCCAATTTATAACCTCAATACTTAAAAATTATGGCTAATAACGCAACTGACTCTCTTGAAGAAAAAATCCTAACTGGAATCTTGGATCATGCTAATAATCCTTTTTCAGTTACAGATACCACTTTAAAACTTCGTCTATATTCTACTACCCCTTCAGCTTCTGATATTGAAGCAGGAACAGAAGGAACTGTTATTACTGGTGGAGGTTATGCTGATATAGCCTTAACTACTACTAACATGGAAGTAAACACTACAAGTGGAGTTACTAAACTTAGAAATAAGACTGAAATTTCTTTTGGTGAAGCAACTGACGACTATAGTGCTCAAGTTACTGCTGTAGGAATTATAGGTAATATCAATGGGGCTGGAGTAGTTCCTTTATTCATGGGAGCACTTACTACAGCAAGGACTGTTTCTGATGGAGACACTTTCAAGTTTGCTATTAATGCTCTTGAGGTAACACTCTCATAAAGGTGATTATAGATTCCGCACAGAAGTTTTATTCTTCTTGCGAGAGTTCTAGGTCAACTTTCCTATCAAGGGCAAGAGAAGCTTCAGAACTCACGATCCCTTTCGTACTCCCTCCTGATGGTGCTTCATCATCAACGAATTATAGTACACCCTACCAAGGAATTGGAGCAAGAGGAGTAAACAACTTATCTTCAAAGTTATTGTTAGCTTTGTTACCCCCCAACTCTCCCTTCTTTAGATTGGTTCTGAATGAGGAGGAAATAAACAAGATTCAAGATCAGCAGGTTATAGGTGAGATAGAGTATTCTTTATCTCAAATGGAACAGGCAGTAATGGCAGAAGTTGAAGTTAGTGCTTTAAGGGAAGTCATATTTGAAGCTTTACGTCATATCATTATTACAGGAAATGCTTTGCTTTATGCTTCTCCTAAAAAAGGTATACGTGTATTCCACTTGGATAGGTATGTTGTCAAGCGTGACCCAATGGGGGAAGTTTTAGCAATAGGTACAAAAGAATCCATAGCTTATGATGCTTTACCTGATGAGGTTCAAGCAATGCTTAGTGAGTCTGATGAGCCTGTAAAAGATGAACTTCAGACCTGTGACCTTTATACTGCAATATATAAAGAAGGTAAGAAATATAAAACTTTCCAAGAAGTTAAAGGAATAAGAATCCCAAATTCTGAAGGTTCTTATCCTGCTGACAAGTTGCCCTACATACCTTTAAGGTACACAAGGATTGATGGTGAAGATTATGGTAGGGGATTTGTTGAAGAGTACCTTGGGGATTTAATATCCCTTGAAGCTTTGTCTAAAGCTATTGTTGAAGGTTCATCTGCTTCAGCTAAAGCTATATTTTTAGTAAATCCTAATGGTACTACAAGAATAAGGACTTTAACTGATTCTCCCAATGGTGCAGTTGTTCAAGGGAATGCTAATGATGTTACTGTTTTACAAGTTCAGAAACATAATGATTTTAGGGTAGCACTTGAAACTATTGAGACAATAAATGGTAGGTTAAGTTATGCATTCCTTTTAAATTCTTCAATCCAAAGGCAAGCTGAACGTGTTACTGCTGAAGAGATAAGAACACTTTCCCAAGAACTGGAATCAGCTTTAGGAGGTCTTTATTCAATATTGGCATCTGAACTACAACTACCTTTGGTTAGTGTCTTAATGAATAGGATGCAAAAGAACAAACAGCTTCCACAATTGCCCAAGAAACTTGTAAGACCTAAAATAGTTACTGGAGTTGAAGCATTAGGTAGAGGTAACGATTTAAATAAGTTGGATATGTTTCTTGCTGGTGCTAATCAAACAGTTGGGCCTGAAGCAATGCAGACTTATTTAAACTTGTCTTCATACTTCACAAGAAGAGCTACAGCATTAGGTATAGATATTGGGGGTTTAATACGTTCAGAAGAAGAAGTTCAAGAAGCTATGCAACAGCAACAAATGCAAGCAATGGCAGAGAAGTTAGGCCCAAATGCTATAAATGCCATAAGTCAGGACAATGTTGAGCAGATGAGACAAGAAGGAAATATGGAACCTCCACCAGAATAAAATGAATAAACTATTTTTTATAATTATCCCTCTTCTATTAGGAGGGTGTTTAAGTAACAAGGGGGCAAAAGAAGTCCGTATAGCTGTTCCAGCTTTATTTGAGCTTCGTATGGAATATTACGAGGACGAAGAGAGTGAAAT